ATTGCAAGATTGAGTTTTTCAATCCACATCTGATATTCAAAGAAAGGTAAAGACTCTATCCATGCTGGATCTAAGTCATGTTCTCTCCAGAGTCGGAACTTCAGATCAAAGAAGTTCTCTAAAGATATCTGAAATAACGAAAAGAGATCTGAACCCTCCGGGAAAGGAAATCTGTGCGGTGACCTCCTGTGCACCGCAAGTTTCACAAGGCAAATTAACCTCGAGTTTAGTTCCGATTTTTATTTTGTTAGCTAGCTCAAAATAGATTGAAAATTCCTCTTTGGACCAAGAAAGAGAATCTTGCTCCATCTCCAATATTTTTTTCTCTGTTAAATCTCTCCAGTCATCGAAAATAAAAGGTGCTATTTTGATGAAGCTTTCGTCCACATCTTGACCAGATCTAATTCTATTCCTTGCGAAGGAAGAAATTGTGTCAATAACACCAATAGAAGGAATAGTCATTCTTAGAGTTTTGGAAAGTTTAGGAACAGGCAAAACAAATTTTCTCTCCTGTTTGGAGTAGTATTCCATTATGTTTTTTTCTAATTCATATTTAGACAGTACTCCAGTTCTCAATTCAATTCCATATTGATATGAACAGTTTGTTTTTCCGCAATTGACTCTAGGTTGTAAAATTATCCGGTTTTCCCCTTTTATGAAAGTCAAATCTCTAATTGCCATGATTACGAAAAACCTATCTTCTTGCTTTAGATCTTTATAATTGACCACACCTTGAGAGGGAAACTTAATTACACAACAACTATTCAAGATCATATTAAGTTTTTGCTCTATGTCGAGCATATCACTTTCATCTATCATAGAAAAGTGTTTTATCTCTTTCACCTCAGCGGATCTAATTGCAATCTGGGTACCTTCTGGATAAAACATTCCGGCGGAAGGTAAAATAGCTAAAGGTAAATTTTTCCACCCGATTGACATGACGGAAGGGGGTTCGAGCGAGGGTATTTCCCCTTTTGCTTTTTTGAACTCGTTAGCTAAAGGAGAATCCGAAGGAGAAGTGTTAGGGTGCAGGGAATTTTTTCTCAGTGATTCAACTTCTTTCTCGATTCTATCTTCAGGGATAGTTGTTGGAGCGAGATCAGCAATTTGATCGTCAAAAGAAATTCCACCTATTAATTCTTTCTGCTTGAGTATCTGCTCCGGTGAAAGATTATTATCCATCATAGTGTTTTAATCTATATAACAAAGGGAACCAAAGTCCACAAATTTCATGGACTTTATACTTGAAATTCTAAAAAGGGTTCCAATTATAGGAATTGGTCTTGCCAGTAGTCTGACTTCCAATTTGTGGTTAGCGTGTAAAGTGCATCTCCGCTATCATAATCCAACGCCATTGTTGTTAAAGGTTGGATTAGAAAACAGTTGTTCAAAGTGATTCTTCTAAAGACGTCACCTTGTTTATTGAAGATTGAAACCACCATTTGACCCACGTAATCTCTTTTCAGTCCCATAGCACCTGTTAAAGGGTTGTAAATCAAATCAGACCATTGTCTAAGAATCTTGTACATAGTCATAGAGTTGTCTTGATCTAGGTTTACCTCGAACACCACATTGAATTCCACATCAGAAGTGGAAGGTTCACCGCCAGCATAACGCCTTTCAGCAAACTTGTAGTACTGAGTTACTGGTGCAGAAGGTTGAATGTCAACTGCTAGACCCGTTATATTCTTAACCTGCTGTGTCATAATTGACTCGCCGTTAAATCGAACATTGGCGGAAGTCACTGCAGCAGGGGGAGTAATAATCACTTCAAACTGGTTTAAGAAAACCGGTTCATAATTATTTCTAGCTGCTTTCGAATTATTAAAGTGTGGTAAACCTGCCATTTATGTTGCTAATTTTTATAAGAATAAGTCGTCCCAATAATCAACTGCCCAACTCATTTCAATTTCGTATAGGGTTGTACCGTTTAAATAGTCAAGCTCCATAGGGTCAATTGCTCTTAAAGGAAAACAATCTTTACATGTGACTCTTCTGAAAACGTCCCCGTTTTTATTAAAGATAGAAATCACTATACTTCCCGTGTAATCCTCCTTCACCCCCATGGCTCCAGTCAATGGATTGTAAATAAGATCAGTCCATTGTCTTAATGTTTTGAAAACATACATTGAGTTAGCATCGTCAAGATTCACTGTGAATTTGATTCCCAAATCCAACGATGTTTTATCTGGTTTACCACCGGCATAGTTTCTTTTTGCAAACTTGTACTTCTGAAAAACAAAACCAGGGTTTTTGTCCACGTCCAAACCTGTAACATTTACTACTTGTTCCAAAAGGATTTGTCCACCTTGAACAGCAGGAGGAGGTAAAACCGTAACCTCGAACTGATTCAAATAAACAGGTTCGTATTTGTTTATGGAATACAGCGAATTTTGATAGTGGGGTAAACCAGCCATTAATTCATTTCAATTTTTTTTATTTATCTTCTTTCCTAAAATTCATCCAAAAATGTTTTAAACAAAGTTGATAAATCCTCCAGCAGCGATACCACCAGTTCTTGTAACAGTGACCCTGTTGATGAACTTTTGAATACCTCTTGCGGGTTCTATGATTACGTCGATGATTCCTATGTTTTGATCGATTACAGAAGGAGGGTTGTTAGACGCATCCATAATTACTTGGTAAGCGTAAATTCCGCCTCCTGCTCTTACCCCGTCCAGGTAGGTGTCCACCAACGTTTTAATTTCAAGTCTGATAGAATCTTCGTTAAAATCAAACAGATAGTTTGAAAGGATTTCCTCCACATCATTTTCCAAGCTGATTAGCAAATCTCTCACGTGGATAAGTCCAAACGCAGAGTTTACTGTTTGATAAGCTGTTTGGTTGCCGAATATAACCACTCCGAAACCTCTTTTCTTGATGATCGGGTTTAAACCGAACGGTTCCAACCAACCTCTATCAGCATCAGTGAAGTCATATTCCACTCCTACGATATTACCGCCCGAGATTGTACCTCTTTTTTGACCGGCTATGATATTGTAAGGTTCTCCGTTTGCAAATTTTCTAACAAAGTTGTTGGAAACAAATGCCGCGGGGGGAACGTTTACGTTTCTGTTGTTTTCTCTTACCGTGATGTAAGGTGTGAAAAAAGCTGAGAATGAAGCACCCAGATCTTGTGTAGGTAAGCTGAAAGTGTAAGACGGATTCAATGAAAGGTTACCACCTTCCGCGATGTATTGAGCCTCCAAAGGTGGATACGGGTCACTAGCGGTAGGTGCATTAGTAAACCTAGGATCTGTACTTGCTCTGAATTGTGCCATCGACGGAGCGTTGATGAAAGCCAAAGCTTTTTGTCTCATCATCGCAAGCTTTGAAAGCTGGTATTTAGAGTTGGGCTGGATAGTTCCGCTGAAGGTGTCTACAATGTATCTGAACGAAATAGTGTCCTTAGTTGCCAAAGTTGCCGCAAGGTTTGTATCGTACAGAACGTTCAAGATCTCATCCACTCTTGCATCAGTTCCGTTTGGTCTTTGAGCATCCCGCATTGTGTATCCACCCAAGTAAATAAAATCAAAAGATCTTGTAAATTGTGGTATTGACTTGAACTTCTGAACCTGTATTGGACTTCCTGAGTAATAAAGGATAGGTCTTGCACAGGTGACGCGAACTACTCCAGAAGTTGCAGTTTGTGCAACAGAAGTGACTTTTGTAAGTCTTGATTGTCTGTTAGCTCCTACTGTTTCACAAAGTTCAAGGTCGGTTGATACCAAGTAATCTCCAACAGCGATAACCAAGTCATCCGCTTGATTTGGGGCGAAGTTGAAACTCGTAGAGTCAATTTTGGTTACAACATTCAAAAACTGGTTTATCGAAGCAACGGAAGAAACTATATCAGTTTTACCTGAGCCTATTGGTGATCCGATGTTATCAGAGGCGTAAACAGTTCCGAAAGCAGGGTAGTTTACTAGAGTGCTTGGACTTAATCTTGAAATGTTATTGAAAGCTCTTACATTCGCAATTGAGAATTGATCCCTATCCACAGTAAGCTGAGTGTCTAAATAATATTCTGATGTTCCTGCAGAATTCAACCAAACAGTATCACCGTCCTGAATTTCATCATAAAGAATGTTTTGATAAAGATTAGTGGAGAGTTGTCCAGTTAAAGTGTTTGCAGAAGCTGTACCACCTGTTATAGCAAGAACAGAATCAATGTTTAGGTAATCAGAAGCACCGAATTGCTGGAAATAAGCTTGTACACCGTTTACTGTGGTTCCAGCGGTGTAAAAAGTTGGTTGAACGCTTATTCCTTGAGAGGTGTAAATACCAGTATCCAAGGGATGACTGAAAGTGACTGTGAGATTACCACTTAGTTCTGTTACTCCCACCACTTTGAGCTTAACAAGGTCACCGTCGTTAAATTGGTTAATAACGTTTCCTGTGAGTCCAGCGGGGATATTTACTGTACCTACAATATAAGGGGAACTTGTTGTTGAAGGTGTTAAGAAATCTCTCAGTAAAGTTTTCTGGGTAGTTGTTAAAGAAGGCTGGGTTTGAATGACCGCTGCCGCTGCTGCTCCGGTTCCACCACCACCAGTTAAGACGACGTTTGGAACTGTTAAATATCCGGAACCAACACTGGTCATAACTACCGAAGTAACTGTTCCGCTTGCACCAATCGTGGCGAAAGCAGCTGCCCCAGTAGCTCCTACTGGATTTGTAAAAGTAACTGTGGGAGCAGAAGTGTAGCCAGTTCCGGCGTTTTGTACGTACACCGAAACTACTCCACCTCCAGTAACACCAGAGTTTGTTCTGACGTAGTGGAGTCCTCCGAAAGTTGCTGATGAGCTATAAGGCTGTAAAGCGGAAGCAGGCACACCAGTTGCACCCGTTACTCCATCAACTCTGAAAAGAGATCCGGCATTCAAAGCCTGATAACTTATTGCTGCAGTAC